TGCCATCGATCTCGTGGCGCAGTTCGTGCTGGGTTTCGGCAGCGTGGCCTCCGACGACCGCTTCCGCCTCGACCCGCAGCGCCAGGCGAGCCTCGCCCACCTGTCCATTATCGAGCCGACCTTTACCGGCTTGTTTCTCGACAACGGCAGCCTGCGGCGGAATTATCCGAAGGCGTTTTTCGACGATCTTTTCGCCACCGTCCTGCTGCCGCTGGCCAATGAGCGCGTCTGGGGATTGACCGATATCGAAGTGCAGATGAATGGCGTGACGGTCTTCAGGCAGGCGCCGCCGCCTGCGGAGGACCAGCCACTCTATCCGCCATCAACGGAGTAAGCATGGCCCATATCACGATTACCGGAACCGTCCTCGATCCGAACGGCACCATCCCGACGTCCGGCACCGTCATCTTCACGCTCAACGACTGGATGCTCGATGCCGACTGCAACATCATCGTGCCGAAAGCGGAAACCGCCACGCTCGACGCCAGCGGCAATATCAACATCCTGCTGGAATCCACGCTCGACGCAACCCCGCCGACACGTTTTTATTTCGTCACCTTCGCCGGCATCATCGAGGGGGTTTCCGTCCAGGTCACGCTCGGCAGTATTCAGATCGGAGCGACGCCGGCGACCCAGGATCTCTGCGACCTGCTGGCGGTGGGCATCATCAGCGGCGGCGGCAGCGGCAGCCTGGGCTTACCTATCGTTTTCGACAACAACGTGCCGCTGCAGTGGAAGAACGCCGCCGGGACGCCGATCGACGTCCTCAGGCTGAACGCCAGCGACCAGATTGAATTCGGCGGCCCGGCGAAGTGGCGGATCGAGCCCGCCGGACACTGGCTGCCGGCCAGCGATAACGCCTACGACATCGGCGCGGCCTCCAGCCGGGCGCGCGCCGGCTACTTCGGCGCCGGCATCGACCTCAGCGCCGGCGGCAACCTGAATTGGAATAACGATACGATCCTGGTACGGGACCAGGCCAACAATCTCGCGCTGCGGAATGGCGCGACGCCGCAGTTTTTCACCGTTTACAACACGTACACGGATCCGGCCAACCGGGAAGCGGGGAACCTGGGATGGATTGGCAACGCCTTGAGTCTGTATACGGCGTCATACGGCACGGGAATCGTCCGACCATTGAATTTCGGTGTCGGCAATGCCTTGTTGTGGGCTCTGCATACGGACAGTCTGTATCCTTTGGCGACCGGCGTCTACGATATCGGCAGGGCGACCGCCGAAGTGCGGAATATCCATTTGTCCGGCAACCTGGCCTGGAACAACGACACGTTCCTGCTGCGCGACGCCGCCGGCCAGCTGGCCCAGCGGAATGGGACCAATCCGCAGGACTTTCGCCTCTACAACACCTACACCGATGGCGCAAACTGGCGGCGATTTTCAATCGCGGCATATTCCGACGGTAATGTTTACATCCAAACACAGGGCGCTGGAAGTGGTGGCGCAGGCGGAGACTTATATATCGCTCCCGGCGGCCCCTCAAAATGGGTGTTCGATCCGAACACGTTCAGCCCGGAGCTGGACAATGCCTGCGATCTCGGCCGGCCCTCCAACCGGGTGCGCGCCGGCTACTTCATGGATTTGTACCACCACTCCACCACACTGCTGCATGCAGGCGTTGCCCTGGGCAACGGGGCCGCCGCGGCGGCGGGAACCCTGACCAACGCCCCGGCCGCCGGAAACCCGACGAAATGGATCCCGATTGACGATAACGGCACCATCCGCTACATCCCGGCGTGGTGAATGACACAACGGAGGACGTTAAATGGCCCTATTGAACGAAGTCTACAACATGCGCTACGACGAGATGCTGCGCAAGCGCACCACCGCGGCCTGCACCATCAAGGCCAACGAGATTCTGGCCGAAAGTTCCGCCACGGCCAACCATACGGCCCGGCTGGCCTGGGCCAACGCCACCTTCCGCGATCCGGTGGCGGAAAACGAAAAGCTGATGTGGCATTTCGTGCAGAACCCGACGCTGCAGACCAAACAAAGTCCGGATTCCATTTCCGGCGGCACCATTTCCACCGACCAGGACATCCAGTTCGTGGTCAACCAGACGGTGGACGCCGTGATTCTCGATCCGGCGCCGGCGCCATAAAACGAGGTAGATCACATGAATTATCCATTAACCCCGGAACGGCTGGGAACATTGCAGAAACTCATTGCTGCCATGCAGCAAGGCGAACAGATGGTCCAGCAAGGGCAGGCCATCGCCAGCCAGGCGCGGAAGGAAGCGGAAGCCTTCATCAAGGACTGCGCGACGCTGATGGACCTGGATTATCCGGACGGCGTGGAATTCAAAGGCGATGGCTTTGTGGCAAAAGCCACCATGCCGGTGATGGTGGCGGGGCGGAAGGAAGGTTAGTCGCGCTTCTCGAAGCCGGACAGATCCACTTCCGCGGCGTCGCTCATGCCGCCGTCGGGCAACGATGGATTGAACAAGAGCACCTGGCAGCCTTCCGTGTTCGTGCAGAAAGCCTGCAGGGGACTGATGATCAGCGTCGACAGCGTGCCGCAGAGGGGGCAGTGGTAGTTGGGGTCTCGATCGCTCATTGGTAATAATATTACCTACCGGCGGTAATAAAATTAGGCTCTTGGGAACAGGTGCGCCACGCTCACTCCTCGAGCCCTTCCTCTTTCTGTAGCATCATCGGCGTGACCGGCTCCATTTCGAGAGCGCCGTCCGCGCCATCGACGACGAGCGCCATATTGTTGTCCACGGGAGTGCCTTCCCAGTCCTCGGGCGCGTCGCTGTCGCCGAGCCGGATGCCCCAGAGGTATCCCATCTGGTCCGCGTAGACTTGATAGACGCTGGTCGATAGATCGGCGCGGCGCTTCAGCGTTCTCTGCTCGGGCATGCCTATTCCTCCCGCCCTTCCTTCTTCTGCATCGCATCGAACTCCCGCCGCAACTCATCGCGATAGGCGCGGAACTCGGGAATGATCTGGGCGGCCCGTGTTTCGTCGACGCCGATCTTTTCCCCGAGGAAGTGGAACAGGAAGGCATCGGCATAAGCGCCGGCGGCGACTTCGAGGATATCGCGGGCGATCTTCACCGCAGCGTCGGCGTCCATCTGCGTGTGCAGCTCGCCCAGCTGGATATCGATCCGCGGCTTGCGGGTGCGGTGGCTGATCAACGAGGTGATCATGATCACGTTCTTGCCGGGCAGCTTCTCACGCGCCGCCGCTTCCAGGCGCAGCAGACGGATCTGTTCCTTCAAGGCTTCGCGGTCGCAGGAACCGGTATGCTGCAGGCCGCGGCACCAGGGGCAGAGGGTTCGCTCTTCAGGCATTGGCGCGCGCCTCCTTCACGGTCCAGTAGTCGCCTTTCAGCACCAGAACCGTCCCACAGCGATCACACTCGTACTCGTCACCCTCGACGGCCAATTCAAAGAAGGTGGCCAGACCTTTCAAAGCCAAACTCTCGATGCAGCAACGTGGCAACATCATGGTTTCACCTTTCGCCGGCGTCCGCGGTTCCGCTGGTTGATGAACTGCGCCTCGTCCTCGAGCGGATCGACGCGCGCGGACTCGTCGCTGTCGCCCGATAATTCCTCGACGATCGCCTCCGCCTTCGCGCTGTCACGGATGCGCACGAGCACCTCGCCCTCCTGTTTGTTCACTTCACATTTCTCGCAGTAATAAAATTTCCGGTCCTGGGTGACGAATGCCGGGTTCGGCGCCTCGCAGAGCCGGCAGCATACCGCAGCGGCATCCTCGTCTGCAACTTCCGGCGCGTCGTCGTCTTCCGTCGCCTTGCGCACCCGCACCTTCACCGTCTCTTCCTCCGACACCCGTTCAATTTCCACGCCGTCGCAGGAATAAATCCGCTTCTTGTGCCGGCGCATCAGCGCCAGCAGCGTCTGCTTCAATTCGGACTCGCGCGCGGTCAGCTTCTGTCGGCGGTCGCGCGTGGCGGCGTATTCGATGGCGGCCTGCTGCAATTCTTCGATGGCCGGGTCTTCCATTCCGGGCAGGCGCTGGGGTTGGGACATGGGGGCTCCTTATGTTTTTGAAAGCTTCTTCTTGAACTGTTCCCGCTCCGGACACGTTCCCCAGTGCGGTTCGAGCGTGCCGGGATCGAGCGGCATAAACTTCGTCGCCGGCGTCGTCCACCACTGGATCGCCGCCTGACAGCCGCGGCACTTCCCGCTGTTCTTGTAGCGATAACCCTGCGCGATCAGTTCGTCCTCAGTCTTCGGAAACGGCATACCGCGGCCTTCTGTCCATGCGCTCGAGAACCACGTCGATGGCGATGCGCCGTTGAAGCGCGCGACAGTCGGCGAGAAAGTTGAAGATCGCATCCCGCAACAGCAGGGCCTTGTCATCATCCACCCGCGCGAACACGCTGTAGAGATTGACCTGCGGTCCCGTCGTGTAGAGCGACAGCGCGAAATCGATCAAAGCTTTCTCGCCGCTCGACATGACGCCGTAACCATCGAGCATGGCCTCGATGTGAATCTCGCGCCGGTCGAGATCGACGTGGTTCCACACCTCGCCGCGATCGGCCAGCAGCCGGCTCGAGAAGATCGTCAGGGCGCCGCGCCAGCCCGCATCCTTGAGGAGCTCGCGCCGCCGGCCCAGTCGTTCGTCGTCCGTCATGATCCCTCCTTCGTCAGTGATATCACTTTGTCCCAGGGCACGCGCCGGTACCCCAGCCGCTCGGCCAGGGCCTCGGCTTCGGCCGCCGCGAAGAGTTCGTCTTCGGCGGCGCAGGCCTCGTGATAGTTCGTCTTCGTGTCGCGGTCGTAGTGGTCGACGCCGGCCTTGGTCGGCTTTTTGCAGTAGGAACACACGCCAGGATAGAGCGAGATCACGCGAAATCCTTATCCCGGCAGATCGCCACGTCGCCAGCAATCTGGTGCGTCGTCCCGGGCCGGCAGACGGTGTGATAGATCTTCGTAGCTTCGGCGTTGATGGGCTTCCGCGGCCAGAGGGGTTTCATCGCGAAGTGTCCTGGCCCAAGTTGCACCATTTCGCATTCCCAGCCATTGTCGTCGACCGCCATGATCTTTCCGTTTCGGAGATTCACCGCGTCGATCGACTCGCAGCCGATCTGTTCATAGACCCAGTTGAGCAGGCGCGGCCCCTTCAACGGCACCTCGTGCGTCTCGCGCTCGCCGGTGGTGCGGATGATCTCGATCGTGCTCACTCGTTTGGCAGCCATCGCTCAAACCTCTGAATGGCGCGTTCGAGCGCCGCCATCGCGCCAGGTTGGGAGCGTGCGGCGACTTCGAGACTCGGCAGGCCGCTCGCGATGGATTCCTCGACCTCGGCGCGTGTGGCCGTCCGCCCTTCACGGTACCACTCGACACGCTCCGGTTCGCCCATCGTGATCAGGCGGCCGCCGTTGCCGGGATCGAAGACCTCGTAGCCCTTCGTGATCCAGAGCAGCGTCACGCCGGGATTGCGCGCAAGCGGGAGACCGCGGCCCTGCTCGCGCAGGGCTTCGTTGTTGATCGCCTCATCTTCCCGCCGGACCATCTGCGGGTTATTGAGGAACGGGCAATTCAAGGCGCTCCAGCGGGCGCACTCGTAATGGCAGGGCGGCTCGGCCGAGGTGCGGTTGATGCCGCACATCGGTCCGGCAACGAAGCACAGATGCACGCCAAGCGGATCGCCGCAGACATAGCAGCGTTTTTCCTTGATGGCGCGGACAAACTTGGTGCTATCGGCTGCGCGAAACTCCGGCTTGCCATCGATCCAGGCAACGAACCACGGCACGGGATAGCCGCGCTCGTCGAGCGGCAGCTTCTTCAACCGAGCGGGAAGGGTTTCGAGTTCAGGTCGCAAAGTGATGTTCATAAACTTTCTCCCGGTAGCAGAACTATGGCTGAACTAAGGCTTAAATATGCCGCCGTCGCCATTCGCGGCATTCGCTGAGTTGTCGCAACTGCTCCTGATCGCTGACATTCTCCACTTGCGGCAAATGGCAGGCGCAGCCGCAGCGCGGACTGCGGTCGAGCCAGAGATAGATTTCACCATTGCGGACTGCCCAACATGCCCTTGCGTCCAGGGCTTCACATTCGCAACGCATTTCATTCACAGGATCATCCTTGCCGGATACACCGCCACGTCCGGCGTCGGCGCCCGCTGCTCCGCGAGCTCCTGCTGGAATTCGGCCTGGCGCGGATCGTCGATCGGAATCGTCGGCGCCAGGCGCGTGATGAAGCAATGCACCGGAATGCCGGTATCGGTCATCCCTTCCCAGATTCGCGCCGGGACGGTGGCTGCGCCGATGCGCAGCTCGATAATCCTGGTGGTCGATTCGATGGTGATCTTCATGGTTATGTCTCGATCGCCGGTCGATATGCGTGCTCCGGCACGTTGAACGTCCAGGCCACGGCTTCCCGCGCCCGCGTCATGGTCGGCGGAACCCGGATCATGTAGCGCTTTGAACTTCCATCCGCTTCCGGCGTGGCATTCAAGACATGCACCGCGACAACCGGCTCATCGTCCGGAATCTCCTTCCGGTATAGCGCGCCGCACTCGTCGGAGTGGATCAATTGCGCTCCAGACTCCAGCAGGTACCGCTCGTAGCCCATTCTTTCAATCATCACGCGGCGCACTTCCGCATTCTCTTCTTTCTCGATGCGTGCGACAGTGACGCTCTCCGGTTCCTCGATCACGTCCGCTGGCACGCGAACGCCGTGGACGGCGTAGATACTCCAGCCGTCCGGATAGGCGACGGCGGGACCTGTCAGCGAGTGCAGACGCCCCTGCTCATCGCGACTCAGAACGTTGTGCCGCTCCGCAACCCAGCAGATGTTCGCATGCGGCAGAAACCATCCAGCGGATTGAGCAAGTTCCGTCAGGCCGCGCAGTTTGTCTGTCTCTTCTTGCAATCCACAGACATCGCGGAAGTACGCGTAGAACCCTATCCAACTCGCATCGTGCTGTCCGTAACCGCTGTCCCCGACGTTGTCCCCGACGCTGTCCCCGACGCTGTCCCTGACGCTGTCCCTGACGCTGGCCCCGACACTGTCCCCGACGCTAGTCCAGACGCTGTTCCTGACGCTAGCCCAGACGCTGGCCCTGACGTTGTCCCAGACGTTGTCCCAGACGTTGGCCCAGACGCTGTCCCCGACGCTGGCCCAGACGCTGTCCCCGACGCTGTCCCTGACGCTGTCCCTGACGCTAGCCCAGACGCTGTCCCCGACGCTGTCCCCGACGCCGGCCCAGACGCTGGCCCTGACGCTAGCCCAGACGCCGGCCCAGACGTTGTCCCTGACGCTAGCCCAGACGCCGGCCCAGACGCTGTCCCCGACGCCGGCCCAGACGCTGTCCCCGACGCCGGCCCAGACGCTGTCCCTGACGCTAGCCCAGACGCTGTCCCTGACGCTAGCCCTGACGCTGCGGCCAATATCATTCTTATTATTCAGCAGAATGGCGCGGGTCAGTCCCTGCGAAAGTGGCGAGCCGCACCATACGATTTTAGGATGCGACAGTCCTGCGGCCTCGTACGTCAGCCGTATCGCTCGTTCGGCGCGAGGTCTGTCCGCTGGTTCCGTGGACAGACCTATTTTGATCCAGTTGTCGCGGTAAACGGCTTGCTGCGCAATCTGCTCCGGCGTGAGCGCTTGAATCGTCTTCTTCTTCATGCTCAATCCCTCACTTTGCGGATGGCCTCGGGCGAATACTCGCGCTGTAGCACGCGCTCATAATTACCGGGAGGCAGCGTGATCGCGCCGTGTTCCTCGTGCTTCAATGTGGCCTCCGTCTTCACCCACAGATACATCGTGCCTTCCGCGGTCACAAACACATCCACGGCCTCGTCCGCTATCGCGTGCGCGTGGCCCGTGACTTCGCCGTACGCCAACACGATCCGGCTGTCCCGCTTCTGCTTAACCGCGCCTTTTGGAATTTTCCCAACCGGCCTTACCAATACGTCGCCCTGCCTGTACATGTTGTCCTCCTCACGGTTGTCCTTTCGTCTCCAGCAGCGACTCAAAACAGTTGAAGTGGAACACGCAGCCGAGGATGCGCCCGTCGGGCAATTGCTTAAACAGCCGCACGCCGATATCGCAGAGCGGACAACCCGGACAATCCACCTCATGCAACGTCGCGAGATCGTCGTGGTCGTCCGTATCCACCGATCCGCCGCACAGGCCGCAGATATGCGAAACACGTTCGCTTCAGAGGTCGGCCGGCAGATCTTCGCGCAGGCGGAAGGGGTGGCTCATATCTTCGTCACCTTCAATAAGAATTTTCCCTTCGGCTCGACTCGCACATAGCGCTCGCGGATCGCGTCGATCCGCTTTTGTTCGTCGGCCGGGATATCGTAATAGCGCTGCTTCTGCCATTCGCCCTCGATCAGAAATCCGCCGGCAATCGCCAGGTCCGTGCCGCGGAACTGCTTCTTGATCGCCTTGTCCAAAGCTTCGTGCTCCTCGCCGGCCTCCTTCGTGGCGTGCCAGCGCTCGAGCTTCTCGATCCAGCCTTCATCCACGACGATCTCGGCGCCGGCGCTGAAGCTGGGCGGGTTGCAAACGCCTCCATAAAAGCCGCAGTACCTGCATTCCGAGGCGTCCTGGATAAAGGGCGGGAGACCTTTTTCTTTCGCATCCAGCGCGATCTCGGCTCGCTCGAGAAAATCTTCAATGCGATCTAAATGTTTCTCGAGTTCGACTTCCAGAAGCAGTGGCAGGCCATTGCGATCCAATAATAAGAAGCCACAGGCCTCATTGGTGGCAAGCAGGTATGCCAGCAGCTGATAACCGCCGGCGCGCGTCCATCGATTCAGAAATAAATCCTCGAAGGTCTCAATTCGAGCAACCGTGTTCGTGTTCCAGCTTTTGACTTCCAGCGGGTGCGAACTGCGGCCGATCTTCAGTTGTGCATCCACTTTCCCGACAATACAGACTCGACCCTTATGGTCGCGCAGTTCGAAGCGTTCTTCCCGGCCGATGACTTCAAAGGGCGGCTCCGAATCCCGTCCCGCTCGTGTGAGGTCCGCCAGTAAATCGCGTTCCCGGTCTCGTCCTCGACGAAAATTGGCGAGTGTATCGGCAGACCATTCCGGAAGTTTGTCCGGTTCTAACATCTCCAGTGCCATTTGCCGCGTGCAGGCTCGCCAGGCGCTTGCAAAAATATGATGACGTTCTCCGCTACGTGATCGACGCTCTGCACCTTCAATGAATCGACTAAAGCCCTTAGAAATACTGGCGGCCAATTCTGACGGGGAAAGCAGTGCGGTGCTCATCGGCTTCTGGGCCTCCGATTGTTAGCCTGCTCTTGTGCGGTCGCCCATCGGCAGTTCCCCGGTTCATAATTGCCGTCGTTATTGATGCGATCAATTTGATGTTTATTTGTCGGTCTATCGCCCATGTCTGACAAGAAGGCGGCAAAATCATTACGCCATCGCTCGCACATGGTAATACCCCTGCCGCCGTAGCGATTCCACTCCTGGACGTTCCGATTGAAGCAGCGGCGCTTGATACCGCACCAAATGCCGTATAGATGATGGTGTCGCTTACCGTGGGTGATTGTGGCTTTACCGCGGATCTGATCTTGAAAGCAACCGCACGATGTAGTGTCTCCTTTGGCTAGATGGCTTACGGTGACTATCTTTTCATTGCCGCATTGGCATCGGATTATGGCTCGTCGATGGCCCCGTTCTGGAATCGCCATCGCTAGCACTGTCAGGCGGCCGAACTGTTCCCCGGCGGATAAGAATCGGCCGGACGCACTCCTCCTTTTACGATGGCATTCCATGCACCGCCTGTTCGGATTGATTCTCAGGCGAGACGGCTTTATATGCGGCAATAGGCAATTGCAGTCGATGCAATGAGCAATGGCAGAGACAATCGCGGCGCTCATTGTCCATCTCCCGGTTCCGGCGCCGGCGGCTGCGCCTCGGTCTGCATGCGCCGGGCTTCCGTCAAGGCCTGCTCGTGCTTCAACGTGTATTTATGCTCGCGGCTCGGGCAGGACCAGAACGCCTCATAGGGTCTGCCGGCCTGCGTCTTCCCGGCCGGAATGAATTTCATGACGGCGTTGCAGGTCGAGCAGCGCGGCTGATACTCCTCGGCGATCTCCGACTGCCGCACCGCTGCGCCGGCGCGTTCCGCCTTCGAGCCGAAGCCGCGGCCGCGGGCGCACATCGACGATTTCTTCCAGGTTCCTTCCCACGCCTTGTCGAGCTCCTGCACCGGCACCGATTTCAGGCCGGCGAGCTCGCGCGTGATACCGCCGTCGAGGTTCGCGCGCGCCGCCTTCCGCACCGCCACCTCGCGCTGGATCCCTTCCGGCTTTTCCTCGGCGTAGCGCTCGTTGCTGTAACGGATCCCTTCGATCTGAAAGACGCACTCGCCGGTGACGGCCGACTTGCCGTCGCCGAAGAGCTGGTAGGCAAACGTGCCGTCCTTCGCCTCGATCCGTACCGGCTCGCTGATGTTGTCGATCTGGATCGACCACAGCTTCTTGATGCGGTCGCAGCCCTGGTCGCCGAGAAACGCCGCGATCGTCTCGCCGCGTTCGTCGACGGCGCGGAACAATGTCCAGTCGTTCGGCATGGTCAGCCGGATCGATGCCACGCGCAGCGTCTGCAGGATCTCGCTGCGCGCTTCGATAATCGCCACGCCGCGTTTCTGGTCGAGCGCCGACAGTTCCTGTATCGTGGCCGGCGTGCCGGGCTTCTTCAGCTCGAGGTAATGATCGTCCTCCAGAACTTCCGGCGAATGGATCTTCGCTTCGTCGCTCATGCGGACTTCTCCTCCTCGCCCGCCTTCAGGCGTGCCACATGTTCATTCAGCGCCGCGGCCAACTGCAACGCTTCGGCCGGCGACAGAAAGACGCCGACCGAGGTGAAGGGATCGTGCGCATACCAGCCGACCTGAATGTCGCCATGGTGAAACTCGCCGCCGGAGACCACCAGCCAGTTCTCGCCGATTCGCGTATAGAACCGTTCCATCGTCCGTCCTCGCTTTCCGAATACCGCGTCCCAGCCGGCATAAAAGGCCGCCTGCCGCTCCGCATTCTGTTCGAAGGGCCGTTCTTTGGCGGCGCGCCGGCAATCGGCGCAGACCGCTTCATCGGCGCCCTCGTCGATCGTCGCCTCCGGATGGCCGCACATCACGCAGCGGCCGGCATCGCAGATTTCGCAGATATAGGAACCATCGCCCTGACGGTAGAAGTGCTCGCCGGTGGTCACGTCGGCGCCGCAGAAGGCGCAGCTGCGCGTCACGGCTGCCGCTCCCGGCGCATACGCTCGGGCGATTCGTTGAGAAGTTCATGGCTCGAGCGGGCCTCGCGTTCGCCCATCCTCAAAAGCTCGATCGCATGGCAGAGATGAATATAGGCGCGACTCTGCTTGTCTCCTTCCCGCGTATCTTCATCCAGCGTCCCGGCGACCAGGAGAAGTTCTTCCGCCATCCGCTCGAGTCGTTCGCCCATCAGCCGGTAGCGGTAAAAGCGTTCGATCGGTTCCATCACAGCAATTTCTCCAGCGCCGAAATCAGCGCGCGAACGGAGGCGCGAAACTTATCTGCAATCCGCGGCACCTTGTCGATGTACTCAATGTAGGGCTGGACTTCCTGAAGTTGTGTGGTCCACTCACGAATAAAGCCGGTCCAGTTGGTGATGATCAAAAGAAGATCCGGCGGTTCCTCTTTCTGGGTTCTGGCTTTCAACTGGCGGGCCTTTTGTTGAACTTTCTCAGGCGTCGTTGCCTTGCCGGCGATGACAGATTTCGTCACCTGGGCGCGGATTTTGTCGTCCGGAATGTCTTTCAGCTCTTTGTTCAGCCGCTGGAGATGATCCCTGGTCAAACCTTGATCAGCGGCAACCTGGACCATGGCCGCCCCACCGATCCTGTTCGCCTCCAAAGCTGTCTTGCCTGCAATTTTGCCTTTCCTGATTAAATTCTTTTCACGTCGGTTAAATTCAGATAGTTGTAACCATTGCTGTATGCTGCTTTCACTAAAACCCAGCATTTCAGCCACTTGCCGATGCGTACCGGATACGCTGCCATTAGTGCTCAATAAATCAACTAATTGTCGAATTCCGTCCGCTTTATCCACGTCATTCAACCCTTCACGCTGCAGGTTCTCGATGAGGGACTGCGCCGCCATCTGCTGGTCGTCGAGATCCGCGATTTCCACTTCAACGGTTTTCCATCCGAGCTTCTTGATCGCGGCTAGGCGCCGATGTCCGAAACAAAGCTCAACACTTCCATTCACCGCACGGCCACGCAGCGCACCAGTCCAGAGGCCGGTCGTTTTGATTTCATCGGCCAATTGATCGATGGATTCCTGAGAGTAAGTCGTCCGTACCTGAAATGGATTCGGCTTGATGTCTTTGACATGGACCGTTTTCATCATGTGAGCCTCCCTTTGGCTATTGGGAGATCCGTAACGGAATTGGTGTTACGGATCTCTCTTCAAGCCTTCTATTCACCCTTCAGTTCGGTCTCTTCCGGGTTATGGGATGACTCTTCAAGACTCGTGTTTGCCTCAATCAACCGACTTCTTCTTTGCTCCATCGCAGAAACCATGCCGGCTAACGTTTTCACGTCATTGACGATCAATTGATTGTGCTGATTGAGTTGTCGGATTCCAGATTCGACGATTCGGAAGCGCTCGGAAAAGTCTTTGAACATTGCCTCACGCTCCGCAAGTTCCTCCACGATGGCCTCGCCGAGCTCACTGGAAGTTTTCTTATAGCTGCCATCGGTTGAAGGAAACTGGACTTTCGCTTTTTTCAGAATGGACTTCATTCTTTCTGACATTGGCTGCCTTACCTTTCTGCCGATTGTGTCCCGGGCCGCTTTTTAGAAAGCCGTCAATGAAGCGCAATCCGCTATGGAATTAGGTTTGAAATTTGTGAGGAACAGTCGAGACAAGCCTGCCAAGCCTTCCCGATGGTTCTCCGGTTTACGCGACGATATTGGTCTTGTCGCCTTTCGGCGCCGGCGGCAGCTTTTCCGCCCGCGGCACCACCGCGGCGGCAAGCGCAATGCCCAGGTACTCGCAGATCAGACGGCCGGTCGACGGCGAAATCAGGCCGCCTTGTTCCGCCCGTACGATCGTCGGCACCGACAAGCCAACCGCCGTGGCCAGCTCCTGCTGCGTCAAGCCCTTGCGGTCGCGCGCGTTTTTCAACATCGCACCATTCAATCTCATGGCTGTGAAATTACGCGATAGGTTTTACAGTAATAATTATTGTTGTGTCAAATAAAATTATTATTTCTTTTGGAGATTGTAAGTAAATGTATAAGTATTAAGCACATGCCGGCTGACCAGGCAGACCTCGAAACCCGATTGCGCCTTGTGTTGAAACGTCTGCGTCTCGCCAGGCCCGAGTTCCGCAGCTACGCCAGCTTTCGGAAAGCATCGGGCATCCACCGGCCAACGGTGGAAAACACCGAAAGCGGGACCACCAAGCCGGGCATCAAGATCATCGATAAATGGGTGCGGGCGTGCGGATCGACTCTGACGCAGCTTTTCGCCGAAGTGGAAGGCCTGTCGTCGGAAAACGAAACGCGCCTGCGTATTCTTGCCGGCGAAGAGGAATATTACGGCTTGTTGACGAAGATTCTGGAAAGAGGAGACGCGTTTTTTGTGGGCGGCATTAAGGCGAATCTGACAGCACACGAATTCGCCAGCCGGCCAAGACACGAACCGCTGTTATCGCCAGCCGTCGACCGTCCGAAACGCCCAACGAAAGCGAGGCGCGGCAATCTCGAGCCGCGCGTGCGCAAGAAAAAACGCGTGGGACAACGGAGCGACTGGTAGCGATCACCAGCAATCGCGTCGTCGATCTGAGGAATTGGAAAATGACGCGGCTGCTGCCTTCCGGAAAGAAGTAACGCTGTCATCGTCGCTCCGTTTTTTTCTCCGTGTCCCCGTCCGGCCTTCTGCCGTTCCGGCGCCTCCTGCTCCCGTCCTGGATCTCAAAGCTACGTCCCCACTTTTCATTCGTGGCATTCCGCCCTCTCGGCTGGCGCGTTGTCGCAGATTGTCGTTGATTGTAAGCGATTGTCGCCGCCCGAGAGACCAAAACACAACAGGAATTATTAATTTTATTTCAGGAACAATAAGAATTCCGAACACGCCGGGAATTTGCTTGACTTGATCCAGCGAACTTTTTATTTTGATTGCGGCCTGCCAAGCCTGATTCTCGAAATTCTCCGGTCGACTTTTGTCCGCCAACAGACCGGAGTTTGTCTATGCCGAGCTTTACGGATCGTTTGAGCGAACGCCAGGAGGCGATGCGCGAACGCCAGGAGGCCCGTCTCGAGCGCACACGTCTGTGGCCGCCGGTGAAGCGCGCGCCGCCGCCGGTTCCTGACCGCCCCGGGTTACGGTCGCGTTTTGTTCCCTCGACTGAGGAAGAAAAACAAGACCGGCCTGTTCCACGTGAAACCTTCATCGTCCGTCCCTGGCCGCCGCTGCTCGATATCGACATGGCAGCGGCATATGCCGGCGTGAGCCGCACAACCATCAAAGAGTGGCACCAGAGCGGGCAGCTGCGGGCGCATGTCCTGCCCGGCATCCGCGGCCGCCGCGACCTCGATAAAGTCGTCTTCGAGCGGCGCGCGCTCGATCGATTCCTTGGCTTGAGAAGCGAATAATGCCGCAGGGCGTTTTTGCTAGCGTTTTGCTAGCGAGGGGTATCCGATTATGGCTGTCGATGACGTCCGGATGCCGGCGGGCTCGGCGGGAAGTGGCTGTAACGGCAATGAGATCCGTAGTCCGGAAAAACCGGCATTGGGCTACGTCCCCGCTGCCGGTTTTCATCATAGCGCTGATTCCTCGCTAGTTACACGCCGCGTTTTGGCGCGCTGCTATCAATTTGCTAGCGATTTCGCGGTCGCTGGCGGAAACGATCCGGTAGCGGTGGAACATCGCCTCCGTCTCGTGGCCCACCCAGCGCATGATCAATGTCCGCGGCCAGCCGGCCAGTTCGAGGTTGCGCGCGGCCGAACGCCGCAGGTCGTGGAAAATCCGGCCCGGGCAGCCGGCCTCGGTACAGGCGTTGATCCACGGACCGCGGAAGCTGACGAGCGGCACGACCTGCCGCTTCGTCTTCAGGCGGCGCGCAAACACCCATGGCACGAGGATCCCTTCGGCCAGCCATGCCTCGTGCTGGGTTTTCTGCTGGGCGAGCAAGGCCCGCAGGCCCGGCGCCACGTCCATCGGGAAGCACCGCGGCAGCTCCGTTTTCGACGTCCACAGGCGGATCTCGCCGGCGGCGAAATCGATGGCCGACCACTCGAGGCCAAGCACTTCGGCGCGGCGCCAGCCGGTGTAATAGCCGAACCAAACGGCCGGCCGGACGTGTTCCGGCAGTTCGGCGGTGACAGCCGCGACCTCGGCGTCGTCGAAAAAGCCCTGGCGCGGCGGCGCCGGGCGCAGGCCTTCAAAGGGGACCGGCTGGAATTCGCCGAGCCGCAACGCCCGCTCGACGGTCGCGATCTCGTGCATAATGGTTTTATTAGCGATGCCCGCCCGCTGCCGCTCCTCGGCGTAGTCGATCAGGTCGGTCTTCACCAGGTGGTCGGCGCGGATGGGACCGAACCACGGCCGCAGGCGCCGCAGCCGGCTTTCGAGGTTCTTCAGCGTCCGATAGCCGGACACCTTGTAGTCCTTGACGACGAGATCGAAGAGCTCGTCCATCGGTTTGCTGGACAGCGAGCGGCCGCGATCGAGCGAGGCCTCGAGCTGCCGGAGTTGAAATTTCGCTTCGGGCGGCGGCAGCGGCTGGCCGTTTTTCGATCGGCCATCGTGCCGGACTTCGGTGGTGCGGAACTTCTGTTTTCCGCGAAACCGCCAGATCAGGTGCCAGGTGTTTCCACGCAGTTTCAAAGATGCCATGCTGGGCGCCCTCCTTCGGCGCCGGTGTGGTCAGGCCTGCGGGACGTTTCCCCGTCCCGCTCGGCCGCCTGCAATTCTAATATAAAACTAAAAGAATTATTATTATTCCCTGCTGCTCTCCGCAGGGTCTCCGGCCATCCGGTTGCGGTGTCCCGACGGTTTCCGCGGCCGGGTGGTTTCTGGCGCACGCCGGCCGTTGCCCTGCCAGCGCGGCCGGCGCTTTTTTGGAAATGAAACCTGGAAAGTGGAGGATGCAATGGAGTTGGTAACGCAAAAAGAGTATGCCGCCCATTACAAGATTTCCCCGCCTACGGTAAGACGACGCGAACGGGCCGGGATAATAAAACCGGCCGGAAAGGCCGGGAAGAAAAAACTATACGACCGACACCAGCCGCCATGTGTGCCCAGTGGCCCAACGCAAAATGACGCGGATTTATTGGACTCCGTTCTGCCATACATGGCTGGCCGGTTTGGCTGTCAGGCCTTTACATTAGGTGAACTTCTGAATTGCCCGGTGGCCTTGCAGTTGTTTGCCGGATATACACCGGCCAATGTGGCCATGGTTTTGGATCGGGCCGCCGTCACCGTCGTCCATTACGAAAGGACTGTTTCCGTAAGCGTGTGTTGTGTCGGAATGAATACATGGCAGATTGTCCCGGCGCCCGCTATATCAGGGCCATCGGCCTAACGGAAAGCAAACGTGAAGCCTTGGCGTTTGCCGAACAGTGGCGTGATAGTCCGGCAGTGTACTTAGCCCTCGAGGCGGAAATTGAAACCGGTGCCATAACCGGTGATCGAACATGATCGGTTGTGACCCACATTGGCTCTCGATGGAGTACGCAACTACCAACTACGATTTCTGGTGGAGGCTACTTCCCCAATGAAATTCAACGAAGATGATTTTCAGGCGTATTTCCAGCGGTTGATGCAGAACCCGGTTCACCGGAAAGCTTATTTGGCAAGCCGCGCCTGGCAGATACGGCGGCAGGCTCTGGCCCTACGTTCGAATGGTAAGTGTGAACGTTGCGGCTTTGGCCGGTATCAGGTGGCACACCATTTGACCTATCTACACTTCGGCGCCGAATACCTGACCGAACTACAGGCCATTTGTTGGGACTGCCATAAGTACCTGCACGCGAAATCGAACTACGATCCTTGCAAGGATCGGCCGATTGACCTTCAACGTGTCCTGGACTTCGAACAGGCAAAATAAACAAGAAAAAGCCTTGGCGGAGATTTGAAAACACCATGCGCGACTATTCCAAAGCATCCGGGCGATTCTGGAATGGTGAGACCGGCCGGCAGCTCCGCGGGGATCCCGATGCGCAGCGGATTGCGTTTTATCTCTTCACCTGTCCGTCTTCAAACATGATCGGCATGTATTACCTTCCGCTGCCGACACTTATGCACGAAATCGGCATCAGCGAGGAAGGGGCTTCGAAGGGGCTTCGAAGGGTATCTGAGCTCAATTTTGCCCATTACGATCCCGGGAGCGAATATGTCTGGGTCGTCCACATGGCCTTTGAGCAGATCGGCGAGCAACTGGTCGCTGAAGACAAGCGCCATCTGGGGGTCATCCGCGAACTCGAACAGCACCGCAAGTCGCCATTTTTCAACAAGTTTCTCGATGTCTACCGGAAGCCGTTTCACCTCGAAAGTGTCGCTCGGACAGCAAGCCCCTTCGAAGCCCCTTCGAAGCCCCATCGAAGCCAGGAGCAGGAGCAGGAGCAGGAGCAGGAGCAGGAGAAAGAGAAGAGGGGGGAGCCCCCGCCCGAGAGTTTTGAAATTTCCGATGAACTGCACCGCTGGGCGACAACGCACCAGATCGCGGTCAACCTCGAGGATGAAACCGAGGAAATGCTCGACCACTACCGCAGCAAGGGCGAATACCGCCAGGACTGGGTGGCCACCTGGCGCAACTGGATGCGCAAGACCAAGCGTTTTGGAGGATCGAATGGAACTGGCCGTCACGCACGAGACCGCGGCGACAATTCGAAAGAAACTCCTGGATCAACTTCAAAGCGACGAACAAGCCGCGGCGATCGTATCTACACCCCGAAACAATGAATGCCCGATATGCCAGGCCACCGGCTGGGTCCGCATCGTGGTCGACAAGATGGAATGCGTCAGCCGGTGCCAGTGCCAGAAAAATAAGATTCTCGATCGAAAACTCTCGGTCATTCCCTCGCGATATCGCGATGCGCATTTCGGGAACTACAAACCGATCGATGACGTCGAGGGCAAAGCCCTCGAGAAACTTTCGAGCGATACATTCGGGAGTTTCTTTCTCTATGGCGATTATGGGCGCGGCAAAACGCACCTGCTGATCGCGCAATATCGGAGAGTCGCCAAACTGGATCGGCCGGCAATGTTGTTCACGATGGCCGAATTGTTGTGCGAATTGCGTCGAGTCGAATTCGCGCGATTCGGGACGATGGCCGATTCCGAATACGTGTCGCTTGTCATCGATCGCGTGAAATATAGCGAACGCTTTCACCTGTTTCTCGACGACATCGACAAATTCAAAGTCACCGAATTCAAATTCGAGGTGTTGTTCGATCTGCTGGATACGATCTGGAAACGCAAGTTGCAGTTAACCGTAACGAGCAATTATAGCCTGACCGATCTCATCGAACAGGAACGTTTGCATCCAGCCATTGTGCGGCGGATTGATGATATCTGCCAGGCTGTGGAGGTCTGAAATGCCCGACAACTTCGATTACAAGCGATATCTGGCGAGCCGGGAATGGGCTCAACGGAAGGAAGCGCTTCGGAAACGATCCGGTGGTTTTTGCGAGCGCTGTCTGTGGGGAGAATATGAAAGCACGCATCACCTGACCTACGCCAACATCGGCAACGAACCGCTAGAGGACTTACTGGCTGTTTGCCATGCGTGCCATGAATATCTTTCTGCCAAAACCGATCGTGATCCTCGCGGTGATCTGATGTTATGGATCATTCTCGGGCCCCACTTTTCGACAGCCGATCGACGTCGATGGGAACGATTTAAAAACGGAATCAATTCAGGCCGAGGCCTTGTCATAGGAGCTTTGAATCGATATGGCCAGCCGAGTTTGGCATTTGACGTCTCGGCGTTTTTCTCTTCTTCGAAGTTGAATGATTCGCTGGGACTGAGTGCGGGCCTGATTGCATGAATTCCACCAATTTGTTGCGCGGCCGCGCGCTCAAACTCGTTTCGCTCGATTTACTGGAGGATTCACAAACATGACGGTGACCACGATTCTGCTCATTCTGGCGCTCGGCTCGCTTGGCCTCGCGGCGGTGGGCCAGGCGGAAGTGCGGCGGGTGAATCTCGTCGCGCTCGGGTTGTTTTTCTGGCTGCTGTCGGAGGTGCTGCGATAATGCGCGAATTCATTTTCTTCGGCCAGGGCTTGCGCTGGCACCTGGCCAATGGCCATGTCACCGTCTGCGGGATCGCGATCCGCAGCGGCACGTTGCAGCGCGTCGTGAAGTCGGCCGGCTATCCCGAGCCGATGTGCCAGACGTGCGCCGAGCGCGACCGGGAGCAGGCGGCATGAAACGCCAGCGCGCTACAGCCGTCGAGATCGAGCGGTCCCTCTACGGCCGCATCGGCAAGTCGAACTACGACGGCGAGACGCAGCTGATGAAAAGCGTGCTCGAGTACCTGCGCCTGGTGATCGGCATCCCGGCCTTCCGCCGCAACGTCGGAACGCGCGAATACCTCGACGAACAAGGGAAAGTACGGCTGGTGCAATTCAACGAAGCCGGCATGTCGGATATCTGGGCCATCGTGTCGGGTTCCGGCGTGCACGTCGAGATCGAACTGAAGATCGGCCACGGCGCCCGCGCCCAGCCGACGGAAACCCAGCGCGCCTGGCTCGAGGAAATGCGCCAGGCCGGCGCCATTGCGCTCTGCGTGACGTCGCTCGATCAACTGGTGCGGGAACTCGAGGCGGAATTCGTGAAGCGCGGCTGGACGTGGAAGGCGGGGTGGCGGCTGTGACGATCGCCGTTATTCTGCTGTTTGCCATCCTCGGCATTTTCGCGGCCGTGTCCATGTTGCGCGGCATGCGGTGAGGGGGCTTTGCCGATTTCCCTTGCACTGAAGCTATACAGCGTGTACACTGCCTTTATCGCAATGACGCGATACCGATTCCGCGCCGCGCGCGGCCCGAAAGGAAGAAAGACAGTGAAAACCGGATACGCCAAATTAACAGCGACGACTCAGCATTTTTTGAACACCTGCCCGGCAGTGAAGTCCTGGACTGCCTCCGACGACGAGGAAACCGCCACATTCATCTACGACGAAATGATCGAAGTTCCACTCGTGCCGGAAGGCGTGGACTTCGCGGACGACGACGTAAGCGACACGATGGTTGGAGGCCAGGCGTGACCAACGAGCAATTATTTCTCGCTATCGGCATTCCCGTGGTTTTTTATCTCGGGTTGATGCTGGTGCTGCTGGTCTTCTACATCCATGAGCGATTCCGCACGCTTGATCGTCGTCTTTGCGACATGCGCGCGGATTGGCGCGTGGAATTGAAATACGCGGAGGACGGCCTTACCGCCCGCCTGAAGCGCCTCGAGCAGCGCTGATGAACTGGCAACTCACGCTTTCGGTATTTCTTGGCACACTGCCGCTGCTCGGCATCATGGCGTGGAACCTGATGGACGTTAAGGCGCTGCGTGCGGAAATGCGCAGCGAGTTCCAGCAGATCCGCAGCGAGCTGCAGCAGATCCGCAATGAACTGCTGCAGATTCGCAATGAACTGGCGCTGCTCCGCGAACGGGTCGCGATTCTCGAAGAGCGCGATCGGCAGCATCAGGGGTGAGAGTGAATTCAGAGGAATGACAATGAGCGTCCTGATCGAAGAACTCTACGATGCGCTGAAGGAAGCCGGTGCCAGCGACGAGAAGGCCCGGGCGGCCAGCCGCGCGGTGGCGAAATACGAAAGTGAGATCGGCAGCATTCAGGCCACCCAGCGCCTGCACAGCTGGATGCTCGGCACGCTGCTGGCGCTGACGATCGCGATCCTTTTCCGGGTGTTCTAAGCCAATGGCCAGCCGATACCGCGAAGACAAAGCCGTCAAAGCCGTGGCGTGCCCCGATTGCGGCGCACCGCGCGGAATCCTGTGCAATCGTAAAAAAGAACACAACGTGAAAGGCCGGCTTTTCATTTGCAAGGGCCGCCTGGTCGCGTGGCAGATGATCCGCGACGGAGAAATTCAGGATGCCGCAACAACAGCCACACGCTGACTACCGCGCGCTGCGCGAAGCGCTCGGCACGCAGGAAGACGTCGCCCGGCGGCTCGGCGTCTCGGCCAACACCGTCGCACGGCGCGAGCGCGGTGAAGTGGCGCTGACGCGCGAGATGCTGCTCGCGATCCGGCATCTGTCGTGTACGAATTTCAAGGAGGAAAAATGAATCCATTGACGAAGCAAGTGGCGTTGGGAGTGTTTATCGGCGGGCTGGCATTGCTGCTGTTGGTGGCCGGCGTCGTGACCGGCTATCAGCGGCTGACGGAATATCAGCAGGAACAGAAAGAGATCGAGATGAAGACCAGCGTATTCCGCAGCGACGCCGCTGTCGTGTACGAGCTCATATCGGATTACGACAAGAGCCCGCCGAGCCAATTCCCCGAACTTCAGGAGAACTATTTAGACAACAGACTGGATCTGTTAGGCGAAGCGGCGCAGACCGATGTGGAACACAACATCCTCGCCGTACTGCACAATTACCAGCATGAACTCGCCATGCGGCGCATTGCCGGCGTGGCGGATACGCCGGACCTGCCGAAAGCGCGTGCGGATGCGCAGGCGGTCTTCGCGAAGCAATGACCTCCGGTGAATACAACCCGGACCTCGGCTGGCTCATGCATGACAAGTACCGCCGTGACGGGATGCCCTATCCTAAGACGCAGGAAGGCCTGCTCGAGTGGACACGCGATTACGGGGATCATGCCAACAGGATCGTGCGGCAGGATACACTGCCGAACGGTTACTTTGTGTCGACGGTCTGGCTCGGCCTCGATCACGGCTGGGGCAAGGGTCTGCCGCTGATCTTCGAGACGATGGTGTTTCCGCCGGATTCGCGCCAGGATGAATACTGCGAACGGTACGCGACCGAAGCCGAGGAGATCATCGGGCATCGGCATGCCGTGGATCTCTACAGCACATGAGCGCGCGCCATCGCTGCAACCGCTGCCTGCTCGATGATATTCATCATTTCGCCAACCGCACCGGCCAGTCCGTTGACGTCGTGGCCGGTCCGATACCGGAGGGTTTTGGCGATCCTGTCACCAATCCCGACGGGAGCGCGGCGATCGGCGTCACGGTGCTGGTCGGCGGCAGTATCGCGGCATGGCTCCTCGGCGTGTCCGAGCAGTGCGTCTGCGGCTGGACTGCGGAATAATTCTTCTTCGCCTGAGCCCGCATTTTTGTGTTTTCCCACCGTGCTGGTTTATAGTATCCGCGAATTGTCACAACCTGAAGGCACGTTGAGCCGATCAAAACAACAGGCGTCCCGCTGAAGTTGAGCGGACCATAACTCCACACCACCACCCTGACCAAGAACGATCTGCGCCGCGAGAAGTTCGCGAGACACCGGCGGACAGCTCTGTCGGCCGAAGAGCGCGAATGGCGCGCCTTCCGCGGCGAGAGCCCGAATCCGTGGGGCAAGGCCATATCCGGCAACATGGCCGTGATGGAGATCATCGTCCGGCGCACCTCCAAGCTCGAGCGGCGCACGGAGAACCTCGCCTGGCACTGACCGGCAAGGCAACCGCGAATCATGAAAAACTGAGGCGCTATGGGTATTTTGAAGGATTCGATTATTGGCACTGTCCGGCAGCCGGGCGAGTGGTCGGTATTCCATAACCCGCCGGTCAATACGGCCGCCATGGTTCAACAGCCGGCGACGGCTGGCGTGCGCCACATTGTCTGCTCGCTTTCCCTGTCGATCGCCAATGAGAGCACGGCGAAATCCTCGCCGGCGGTGTTTCAGTTGATGTTCGGCGCCACCGTGGCGCGGATATGGCGGATCATCGTGCCCGCCGGCGATACCCGGACGGTCGATCTGAGCGGCTTGCATCTGCAGGGCAACGTCGGTGAAAGCGTGACCCTGCAGTCGACCGCGGCGGCCGGCGTCGACACCTACGAGACGGTGAACTTCAGCGGCTATTCGATCACGGAGCCCGCTGGGTTTGAACGCAGCTTGACGCCGTGAACGTACGCCGTCCGTGTTCCTAGCTCGAGCGGCGCACGGAAGGACTCGACTGGCGCTGACATGGAACTGCAGGTGAACGTGCGTGATTACCGAACGCTGCAGACATCCGCACTGTTTCAACCCCATACCGTGTCCGAATCCTGGCCATGCGCGTAAAGACGAACGTCTATCTGCGGCCAGGCGCGGTTATGGAAGGCGCTGGCGCGATTACCGCGCCCGCTATTTGCTGGAGCATCCACTGTGCTTGCGATGCGAAGAGGCCGGGATCGTGACGGCGGCACTGGAGATTGATCATATCGTTCCCGTTCATCACGCGAGCGATCCCCTCTTCTGGATTCCATCCAATCATCAGCCGTTGTGCAAGCCGTGCCATGTTTCCAAGACGAATGAAGACCGTAAGAAAGGGCTGATACGGTTGTGACCTGTAAGCAGTGTGGAGTGGAATTTACTCCACCAAACCGGCGCGGCATACTCAGGCGCACATGTTCAGATCGCTGTCAGAGCAAATGGAATCGACTGAATCCGCATTCAAGGCCCGCATGTCAATGCCAGCATTGCGGACGTACCTACATACCCAAAGCGAATAAGTACACGACCTTTTGTTCGCGTGATTGCTCGTTCGCATTTTATGCCAACAGAAAAGCAACAAAAGGGCCGGCGTGCCCTGTGTACTTTCCTCAATGCATTCGTTGCCAGCAGCAATTCGTCGCTAAGAGAACTGGCATGAAATACTGCAGTCGAGCGTGCCTTCATTCCAGTCAACGGGAGCGGTATGTACCGAAGTCGCCACGTAAAGCAGCCTGCCTGCAATGCGGGCGATCTTTTGAGACAAGCGGTCGAGGCTGTTATTCCAAGAAGTATTGCGTTCAATGCAGTCTTGAACGTAAAAAGGACGTCAGAAAAGAGCGAAAGCGTCTATCGAAGGCAAAGCGCAAGAAGGCTTTTGTTCAGCGCGTCATCAGACGCGAGATCTATGAGCGCGATGGATGGAAATGCGGTATCTGCAAGAAGTTTGTTAATCCATCCCTGAAATCACCGCATCCTTTCAGCAAAACAATCGATCACATTGTGCCTCTGTCCAAAGGTGGAACGCATGAGCCGCGCAATGTGAGGCTCGCTCATTTCGGCTGCAATTCACGTAGAAGCAATAAAGGGTTTGCTCAGATGCGTTTGTACTGAGGTGAAAAGACCGGGGGGATGGAAATTAAATGATTGAAAATTTCCGTAGACCTGTGCGCCCCTTTCCCGAGACTTAGACCCTACATAGATTCATGGGCTTACGCGGCATTAACGCCAAACCGCTGTCGATCCGCAAGCGCAGCGGCAAGCCGGCATGGATGAAAGCCGGCCTCGGCCGCCTCGAGCGGATCGTGTGTTTTGTCGAGGCGCTGCCGGTGACGTCCGGCGCGCTCGCGGGCAAAAAGTTCAAACTGCGATCCTGGCAGCACGAAATCCTCAAGGGCATGTACCGCACCGTCAACGGCAAGCGAGTTGTCCGCGAAGTGCTGATCACCATGCCGCGAAAGAACGGCAAAACGGGACTGATCGCCGCCTTAACCCTCTGTCACCTCTGCGGGCCGGAAGCGGTGCCGCGCGGCCAGGTGTATTCCGCGGCGGCCGAGCGCAAGCAGGCGGCGCTGCTGTTTGACGAAATGAAAGCGATCATCGCGCAGGTGCCGTGGCTCGAGCGGCGGTGCAACGTGCGGGATTTCACGAAAGATATCGAGGACATCGAGACCGGCTCGAAGTACATCGCGCTGTCGGCGGATGCCAAGTCGAAGCACGGCTTCTCGGCAAGCTTCTGGGTGTACGACGAACTGGCGCAGGCGCACGACCGCAAGCTCTATGACGTGTTGTCGACCTCGACCGGCGCCCGCAGAGAGCCGCTCGGCATCGTGATCTCGACGCAATCGAGCGATCCGAAGCACATCATGAGCGAGCGGGTGGATTATGCCCGCCAGGTGCGCGACGGCGTGATCGAGGATCCGTCGTTTTACGGCTGCATTTATACGGCGCCGGACGATGCCGACCCGTGGGACGAGCGAACCTGGCATGCGTGCAATCCGGCGCTCGGCGATTTTCGCTCGTTGCAGGAGATGCGGGACTACGCCGTCAAGGCCCAGCGTATTCCGGAACAGGAAACGGCCTTCCGGCTGTTCTATCTCAACCAGCGTTTTTCGCCGGCCGAACTGCGTTACATCCCGCGGCCGGACTGGGACGCCTGCGGCATCAAGTCGCAGGCGGAAGTCGACGCGCTGGCCGAACTGCTGAAGGGCCGGCCGTGTTACGGCGGCCTCGACCTGTCGGAGAAGAACGATCTGACGGCGTTCGTGCTGGCGTTTCCGTTTGACGAGCATGTGGTCGCGTTGCCGTTTTTCTGGACACGCCAGGACGGCATCGACGACCGCGGCGCGAAGGATCGCGCGGCTTACGCGCTGTGGGCGCGGCAGGGACATCTGCGGACGACGCCGGGCAAGGTGATCGATTACGAATACGTTGCCAGTGCGATTGCCGAGCTGACGGCGCCTTACGAGCTGAAGGCCGTCGCCTGCGATCCCTGGCAGATCGACAAATTCAATCAGGCGTTGAGCGATGTCGGCGCGCATCAGATCCAGCTCTTCAAGCACGGCCAGGGCTTCAAGGATCTCGATCCGGCCGTCCGGACGCTCGAGGATCTGGCGCTCGCCTGGCGACTGCAGCATCCAAACAATCCCGTCCTGACCTGGTGCATGGACAACGTGCGCCTGTTGCGGGATGCGGCCGGCAATCGGAAATTCGACAAGAAGAACTCCACGGGGCGAATCGACGGCGTGGTGGCGCTGGCGATGGCGCTGAATCTGGCGGCGTCGCAGAACGTGGCGCCCGATTACCAGATGCTGTTTGTCTGAAAAACGAGGTGCGCTGATGAACCGAGCCTATGCAGTATTGCAGTGGAAGACGGCCGACGAGGATCGCCGCATCATCGAAGGCGTCGCCACCACGCCGGCGCCGGATCGCATGAACGACGTGATCGACCCGGAGGGCGTCGAATTCAAGCTGCCGCTGCCGTTGCTCTACCAGCACAATTCGCGGCAGCCGATCGGCCATGTGCTGGCCGCAAAGGTGACGAAGGCCGGCATTACGGTCAAAGCCCAGGTGGCCGCGGCCGGCGTCGCCGGCTTCATTGACGAGGCCTGGAACCTGATCAAAGCGGGCCTGGTGCGCGGCCTGTCGATCGGCTTCAAGAGCCTCGAGGAAAGCTACGACCGGGAAAGCGGCGGCTTTCATTTTCTGCGCACCGAATGGATCGAACTCTCGGCCGTGACCATCCCGGCCAATTCCGAAGCGACGATACTGGCCGTCAAATCCGCTGCACTCGCCGCCGTGTCCGGCAATGGCGAGTGCCCGGTGGTGCGACTGGCTGCACGAGGCACGATCATCCGGCCTGGCGTTACAGGCGCAGCATTACGGGACAACGACGTGACGACACAAGAGCAGATCGCGAATTTTGAAAACAAACGCGCGGCGACGGCGGCGCGCATGGCCGCCATCATGGCGAAGGCGGGCGATGAGGGCCGGACGCTCGACGAAGCGGAAACCGAGGAATACGACGGCCTCGCGCGCGAAGTGAAAGCGGTTGACGATCACCTGGTGCGGCTGCGCGCGCATGAAAAAGCGTTGATCACGCGCGGCACGGCGATTGCAGGGGAGACGACACAGACGGCCGCGGCGGCTTCGGCGACGCGCGGCGGCCATGCGAACGGCGGCGCATCGAGCGTCGTCACGGTACGCTCGAACCTGCCGAAGGGGACGGCGTTTTCGCGTTATGTGATGGCGCTGGCCTCCTGCCGCGGAAACAAATTCGAAGCGGCCGACATGGCGCGCCGGCAGTGGGCGGACTCGACGCCGGAAGTCGAGCTGCTGCTGAAGGCCGACACGCCGCCCGGCACGACCACGGCGCCGGCCTGGGCGGGCTATCTCGTGCCGAACGCGACGAACGTCATGGGCGAGTTCCTCGAGCTGCTGCGGCCGGCCACCGTGATTGGCCGCATTCCGGGCTTACGGCGCGTGCCATTCAACGTCACCCTGCCGGCGCAGACTGCCGGCGGCCTTTACGGCTGGGTCGGGGAAAACGTGAAGAAGCCGGTCGGCGCCCTGACGTTTTCGCAGGTCAGCCTGCGCTGGGCGAAGGTGGCCGGCATCATCGTGCTAACGAAGGAGCTCGTGAAGTTCTCCAACCCTTCGGCGGAAGCGATCGTGCGCGACGATATGGTGAAAGGCACGGCGCAGTTCATGGACCAGCAGTTCGTCGATCCGGCGGTGGCGGAGGTGGCCAACGTCAGCCCGGCCTCGATCACCAACGGCATCACGCCGGTGGCGCCGACCGGCACGACGGCGGACGCCTTCCGGAAAGATATGGGGACGCTGATGGGCGCCTTCGTGACCGCCAATAACGACCCGACCGGCGCCGTCGTGCTGATGTCGGCGACGCAGGCGCTGAACTTGAGCTTGATGCAGAACCCGCTCGGGCAGTCCGAGTTTCCGGGTATCGGCGTCAACGGCGGTACCATCATGGGCCTGCCCGCGGTGGTGAGCGAAACGGTCGGAACGAAGATCATTCTCGTCAACGCGAGCGACATTCTGCTGGCCGAGGACGGCGGCGTGGAAATCGACGTCAGCGAGGAAGCGTCGCTGATCATGTCGACCACGCCGGACGTGCCGCCGGACCAGGCGCTCGTCAGCTTGTGGCAAAACAACCTCGTCGGCCTGCGCGTCGACCGCTTCGTGACCTGGAAGCGCGCCAAGACCGCCTCCGTCGCCTTTATCTCACCGGCCGCCTACGTTGCCGGATAACAACGCGATGCCACGGCCGAGGAAACCGAACGTGCCCACCGCAACAACCGTTCGCGTCGTGGTACTGAAGGCGCATGTCTACGACCGGGTGAAGCGCGAACCCGGCGAGGAGTACGAGGCGCGCCGCGACATGGTGCGGACGCTGACCGGAACCGGATTCGTCAGGCTGGCGGATCCGGCCGCCGGCCGCTATGAGCGGCGGGACATGCGAGCCGAGCCATGAAGCTGCGCGCGTTCGGTTTCGAACTGGCGATTGCGAAAGCCTACGTGCCGGCCTCGCCCGCCGGCAGCTGGCTCGGCTGGTGGCCGCGGGTGCGCGAGTCCTTCACGGGCGCCTGGCAACAGAACGTCACCATTGCCAATCAGCCCGGCCTGCTGTGTTTCTCGGCGGTCTATGCCACTGTGACCGGCATTGCCTCCGATATCGCGAAGATGCGCATCAAGCTCGAGCAGGACGTCGATGGCATCTGGACGGAGATCAAAACGGGCTCGCCCTGGCTGCCGGTGCTGCGGAAGCCCAATCACTATCAGAACCGCCTTCAGTTTCTGCAGCAGTGGATCGTGTCGAAACTGCTGGCCGGCAACACCTACGCACTGAAGGGCCGCGACGAGCGCGGCATCGTGACGACGTTGTACATCCTCGATCCGCTGCGCGTGCGGCCGCTCGTCACCGATGACGGCGGCGTCTATTACCAGCTCAATACGGACGCGCTCTCGCAGGTCGAGGATGCCGTGACGGTGCCGGCCGGCGAAATGATCCACGACGTGATGTGCCCGCTCTGGCATCCGCTGGTGGGCGTGCCGCCGATCGTCGCCTGCGCGGCGAGCGCGAATCAAGGACTGAAGATTCAGGAAAGCTCGACGCACCTGTTCGGCAACCGCGCGATGCCGGGCGGCATCCTGACGGCGCCCGGGCATATTGGCGACGACACGGCGCTGCGCCTGAAGACGGCGTTTGAGGCTAATTTCAGCGGCGCCAATTTCGGCCGCCTGGCGGTGCTCGGCGACGGCTTGAAATTCGAGCCGATGGTACTGACGGCCGAATCGAGTCAACTGGTCGAGCAGTTGAAGTGGACCGTCGAGGACGTCGCGCGGGCGTTTCACTATCCCACCTACAAGCTCGGCGGCGGCGTGCCGCCCTACTCGAGCGGGCCGGAAGCCCTGACGATGCAGTATTACACCGATTGTCTGCAGCCGCTCGTCGAGGCGCTGGAGCTGTGCCTCGAGGAAGGCCTGCGCCTGCCCGTCGATTACCACTGCACGCTCGATATCGAAAACCTGTTGCGTATGGATACGCAGAGCCTCTACGACTCGAACAACAAGGGCGTCAGCGGCGCCTGGCTGTCGCCGAACGAAGCCCGCTTCCGGGCGAACCTCCAGCCGGTCGACGGCGGCGATTCGCCGATGATCCAGCAGCAGAACTACAGCCTTGAAGCACTGGCGAAACGCGATAGCGAGCCGCAGCCGATCACGCCGGCGCCGCCGGCGCCGCCGGCGGTGAAAGATCTCGAAGCGCAATACGAAGCGGAGTTCGACCTGGAGGAGGCAGTCCTCCGTCGATGATCGAGGCGGCCGAACGCACGGCGCTCGTCAAGGCGCTGGCCGGCTTCGTCCGGCGATCGGTCGGCGAGGCCCTGACCGCGATCGTCGCCCGGCTGGAGGAACTGGAGCGGCGCCTGGCCGGCCTCGCGGTGGAGCACGGCAAGGACGGCCGCGACGGCCATGATGGCAAAGACGGCCGGGACGGCAAAGACGGCCGCGACGGCAAGGATGGCTTGAGCGACGACGGCCTGCGGCTTCGCGTCGAGGAGCTCGAGCGGCGGCCGGTCGTCGAGCACGGCCGCGACGGTAAAGATGGCCGCGATGGCCGGGATGGCCACGACGGCAAGGACGGCCGCGACGCCTTCGAACTGACGATCGAGTCCGCCATCGATCCCATGCGTTCGTATCCGCGCGGCACGCTGGCGCGGCACGCCGGCGGGCTGTGGTTGGCGGTGCGGCAGACGCGGCCGGCGGAAGCCAGTCATTTCCTCGATTGGGAAAATATCGTCGACGGCGTGTGCTTCGTGGACATGGCGCAACATGACGAAGGCCGCACGCTCGATTTCACCGTCCACCGCTCGAGCGGCTCAAAGAATCACTTCAGCTTCCCGGTCCCGGCGCTGATCTATCGCAGCGTGTTTCAGGAAGGCCAGACGTACCGCCGCGGCGATGCCGTCACCTATAGCGGCTCGTTGTGGCACTGCGACGCCGAGACGACGACGGCGCGGCCGGGCACGGCGGATTGGACGCTCGCCGTCAAACGCGGCAGTCCGGGCAAGGACGGCAAAGACGGCAAGGATGGCAAGCCATGATCCCGGATCTCGTGATGCTCGATACGGCGAAGCGGCACCTGCGCGTGGAGGACAGCGATCACGACGCCGATATCGCCGCCAAGATCCGCCAGGCCT